ATGTCCTTCCGTTTCTGGCGCCGTATCCGCATTGCTACCGGGGTCACGCTGAACCTGTCGAAGTCGACGGCGTCGCTGTCCTTCGGCCCGCGCGGCGCGAAATACACCGTCAGCCCGCGCGGCAACCGTGTCACGGCGGGACTGCCGGGCACCGGCCTGTTCTACACCGTGCACGAGCCGCGTCGTGCGTCAGCCGCCAATGCGCCCCAGGTCGCCCAGCGCGATCGGCTCAACCTCGGCTTCTTCCAGCGGCTGTTCACACCGGCGGACGAGCGCGCGCTCGTCGATGGCTTGAAGGCACTGAATGCGGGCGACGAGGGAGCGGCGCTTGCGGAATTCGAGAAGTCGGCAGACCTGCCCGATGCCGCCTGGATGGCGGGCATGCTCCGTCTGCGGCGCGAAGAGTTCGGGCCTGCGCGGCGCCATCTGGAGGCCGCGCTGGGCGGGCTCGACCGGCTGGGTGGCCTGCTGGAGAAATACGAGATCGCCGCGCAGGTCACCTTTCCGGTGACGCCTGAGGTCGATGCCCATGCCCGCCCCTGCGAGCGGGGGACAAGGCTGGCGCTGGTCGAGATCGCGCAGTTTGAGGGGGACCGCGCAGCGGCGATGCGCCATGTCGAGCAGCTGCTGGCGATCGAACCGGACGATCCGGTAGTGCTGCTGTCCTTCGCAGAATTCACCCTCGAGGGCGATGCGGACCGCGCGCAGCTGGAAAGGGTCGTCGCCCTGACCACCAGCATCATGAATGAGACGCCGGTCGAGACGGTGCTGCTGCTCTACCGCGGCCGTGCGCTCGCCCGGCTGGGGCTGGCGGACGCGGCCATCGACGTGTTCACGCTGGCGCTCCGCCGGCGCAAGGACCGCGCCGAGACCCTTCTGCGCCAGCTGCGCTACGAGCGCGCGGTGCTCTACAATCAGGTCGGGCGCAAGGCGCAGGCGCGGCGCGAGCTGGAACGCGTCTATGCCGAGGATCCGGGGTTTGAGGATGTGCGCGAACGGCTGGGGTTGGGGGAATGACCGACACGGGTGATCATCCGACCGCGTTGGCGGCCGAGGTGCGGGCGCTGCTGTCGCGCCACTCACTGGCTGACCTCTTCCTGACCTATCAGTCGGTGGCCGCGGCACTCGGCCTGACGCCGCCCGGTACGATCCAGCGCGTCGCCGCAGCGCTCGAGGAGACGATGCGCGAGGATGTGGCCGCATGCCGCCCGATGATCGCCGCGCTGGTGATCAGCCGCGCGGGCGACATGCCCCGGCGGGGCTTCTTCGATCTCGCGGTTGCGCTGGGCCGTTTTCCGAAGGATCCCCACCTGCACCGCGCGGCCTGGCAGGCCGAATGCGCGGCGGTCTTCGGGACGCAGGCTGACGCTTCCTCCTGACGCGGATCGGCTCGGATCACCTTATCTCGAACCAGCGCATGGCGGTCCGCAGCAGATGATCGTAATCGCCCGCCATGGCCTCGTCCATGAATGCGGCAATATCGTCTTCGGGTAGCCCAGCGACCCGGGCTGCCTCTTGGCTGCGACCGAGGACGGCGAAGGCGTTGCCGTCCTGGCCGGTCAGTGTGACGGTGATGTCGGGGTATTTCGGGGTCATCGGGGGCGGTTCCTTGGACAGGTCGCAGCGACATCAGGCGTGACCCGCACGCATAGTCAAGTTGAATGTCGAAGGGGCTTGTGCGGGTTTGATTCCGGGCACCTGCCTGAGGGCAGGTCTACGCGCGCACCCTTCGTGATCCTTACTTCGCAGCATCACTCCGCGCCGCGGCTGATCATCCTCGGATCGATTTCTGGCTCATCCCATTTCGTCGCAACGCTTATCCAGCGTTCGACGGTCGCCGTCAGCTTGGGATCGTCAGCCTCGAGATGGAACGTGTAGAGGCGGTTGACGATCTCCTGCATCAGCTCGCACATTTCTGTCTCGTCGATGCGGGAGACTTCGGGCCAGGGAATGCGTCGACCATCGGCATCGTGGACAAAGACGTCCGAATAGTCGCCTGTCCTCGCGACAGGGGTCAGTCCGGAATGCAGCGTTTCCAGCTGCGTGTTGCGCACGCAGAGCATGCCCATGATCCTGGCCAGATTCGCTGCGATGCGCTTTTCGTCGTCTTTGTTCATGGCCTGAGAATATGCGCATCATGGCGGCCACGCCACGATTCAGATGGCGCGCAAAAATTACTGTCTCGCACAGACCCGCGCCTGGTCGCGCAGGACGGCATAATCGGCGAGCCAGGCCATGATCAGCGCCCCCTCGGGCAGCGCTGCGACGTCCTCGACCATGCGGACCTCTTCGGCCCGGCTATACTCTACCACCGGTGGGCATGCGCCATGCGGCGCGTCAAAACTCACCCCTGCGCAGGCGGTCAAGAAGATCGTCACGGCTGCGAGGGCGGCGGCTTGCGGCGTCCAGCATCTGGCGGTGGATGGCATTGGTGCGCTCCAAGTTGTTTAGCCGTTCGGCGGCGCGGCTAGCGCGCTCGGCCTGACGGCGAAGGTTGAGGATGAACAGGGCAACAGCCAGCACGAATAGGCTGAGCGGTGCCACGCGCCGAGCCCATGCTCGGCCAAGGATGCCGGTGGTCAAACCGCCCCACATCATCGTGCCCATTTCTTCCAATCATCGACCCGCGCCCAGACCGCCACTGCGATGCCGCCCAGCGCCAACGCAATGAAAAGCCAGCGCAGGGTGTCCAAATGCGGCACCAGCGGCAGAATGGCACCCTGCGCTTCAGTCAATATTTCCTGCGCCACCTCAACCCCGGCGGCACCAACCGTGGCCACCCCGGCTGCGCCAGTGCCTTTCAGCGTGCGGCTTTTTGCCAGGACCTCCCGCGCAGGTGGCACCTCAGTGGCAAAGGATACTGCACGGACGGGAAACGGTTCACCCCACGCGCGGACTGGGCCCAGATCGATGTGCATGAAGCCAGAGCGCGGATAAGTGCCAAAACCGAGGAAACCCACATCCCGCGCAGCCGTCTCAAACGCCACCGGGTCATGGTTGGCCATAGCGATATCAAAAGCCGTGGCATCCATATGCTTCGAGCGCGGCGCACCGCCGACAGCACGATTGTGTTCCAGACTACGATAGGCCGATCGCAAGATCAGCGGCTTGCCCAGCCGGTTGCGTAGCTCCTGCAGCTTGTCCATTGCAGCAGGTTGCAGCTTCAGCTGACCGGTGCCGCGGCAGGCGATCTCAGCCGGGCTGAAGTTGGGCCAGCGCCATAGAGTATCGGGGACGTCGCGAAAATGACGGAAAGTGCGGATGGGTTCAGACATCGTGGTCTCCATAGAAGTTGGGAATGAAAGGGAATGACCCGCCGTCCGGAAGGCAGCAGGAGATTTAGGCAGGAGTGCTTGAAACATTGGATAAGGGGTGCGGTTTGCTGCCGGGTATCAGCGGCGCGCAGTAGCGAGGGATTTCAGCTGCCCAAGCCAAAGACCTTCAGCTTCATCGCAATCCCGGCGAGTAGTGCCAGGATCACGCCGGTGGTGATGATATGTACGGTGGTCTGCACGGCGGTGCGGCGCACAAAGCGGATCGAGGCCAGCAGGCTGCGCAAATCACGGATGTCGAGCGCGGCCTCACTGCCATCGAGCCCGACATCGGCCAGCGCACGTTTAGCGCCCTCCTTTGCCGCGCGCGCCAACAGTTCTTCGAACTCGGCGTCTGGCATGCGGACATGGCCCTGGCCGGAGCGACGCGGGCTCATGCGGACAGGATCCCGACCTCGGTGGGCAGTGTCAGGTCGCTCCAGGGCGTCGCATCGACCGGGTTTACGGCCCAGCTTGAGTAAGCTGAACTGGGGGCCAGGATTGGCACCGTCGTTGGTGGGGCGTCATAGTTCACGCCGCTGATGCGAAGGAACCCGGTGATGGCGTCGGGCCCATCGTTTCCCGCTTGCGCAATCTGTTTGAGGTGTACGCCCGCGATAGCCGATACCGATGCAGGGCCCGTCGGGCCGGTCAGTGAGAAGGACATGCGCTGGCCTGCCGCTGTGCTCGCCACACGGGTGGCAATATCGTTATCCTTGAGCGCGTCGATGCTGCCAGTCATCTGGTTGAAACTGGCGATGGCGTTGGGGCTGCGCCGCACGAAGCGCCGTCCAATTGTCGAAACTCCGTCCAGGACCGCAATGTGAGCATAGTACCAGGTACGGGTGCTGCTTGTGCCATGCAGGCCGACATTTACAAACACGACCTGAACTGGCTTGCCCTTGCCACCTGTGTTCACCGCCGTGGCCGCGCTCTGCAGCACGCCATCAACGTAGAACTCGATGGTGATGTTGGCCCCCACCGCCAAACGCACATCGACCCATTGCGTCTGGCCGTTAGCTGCTGTGTAGCTGGAGCTGCCCTGCACCGTAGTGTCGCCCAAGGCCTCCGCGTGGTAGCGATTGGTGCTGGTGAGTGGTCGGATCTGCGCAATCTTGACGTTGTCGGCGTCGTAGAATTCCAGAAACCCGGCATTGCTTTGGGTAATGCTTTCAGAATCGCTGTTGGGCGGCACGTATCGAAACCCGAGCCACATATCACCCGTAGGCGCCGGACATCCGATAGCGAAGGGGCTAGCCAATGTCCGGCTGCCGTTAAAGCGGAGGCCGTTGATGTCAAGCGTGTCGTCAAAACCTGCCGCGACGGTGCTCAGAAGCCCTGAGATGCCGGAAATATCGGTGGGCTGATGGCCCAGATGGAGAACGTAACTCATGGCAATTCCACTTCGATGTAGAGGGAGGTCTGGGCGGCGGTGAGGCCTGTCCCGCCACCGTGATCGAGAAACAACGACGCAGTGGCCGCGGTGAGGCGTGTTCCGCCCCCGAGGACGAGCCACGCTTCGAATTCACCAACACTGAGGTGCTTGTCCCACCCGAACTCGATGAAGGTCTGGGCCTCAAAGATGCGAAGGTCGGGTTCTTCAAAGCCCAAGGCTTGCACCGTTGGTGGGACTGGATAGCTGAACTGTGACGGTTGGGATCGCAATGTGCCGCCTTCACCAGGATTGCGGCCTTGGACTTGCGGATAGAAGGCAGCGCTGCCACCGGCGGTCCAAGTTGGGGGCCCGCTCACCGGATCGTCTCGCCAGATGCCATTCTTGCCGATCCAGAGACTGGCGGCGGCAGGATCAAGCACAAACATCAGCACATCGCCTGCGCCGTAGGGTGGCAGGCCGGTAAGGCGCTGGGATGCGGTGGAGGTGTCAGACGACCAGAGTGAGCCATTGCCACGCCAGCCGATCGAGCCCAGAGTGATCGGGTTGTTGCCACTGTCGAATTCTTCACGCTGCGCGGCCGACACAGGGCCGATGTAGCCATCGAAACTTGCAGCGCCACTTGCGGCGCAGAGCACCTCCCAATAGCGTCGCCCATCCGAGGGCAGGATCGCCTTCTCACTGGGCACCCAGCGGCGGTAATCGCTTCCGCCCGAGCTGTTGATGGCGGTCTGGTTCCCGTCGGAGAGCGTGTAGCCAGCCGGGGTGCGTGTGGCGTCAAGTTCCCAGACAGAGCCGATATCAACCGGCGGCGCTGTATCGCCGCCTTGCGCCAAGATCGCAGCGCGCATCATGAACAGGCTCACGTTACGGCCCCCGCCAGCGCGCCCTGGATGACCCAGGCATCCGCCCCGCGCTTCACGAGTGCTGCGCCCGACCATTGGCCATCGAGCGCGACTGCGCCGCCGGTCACGCCATTGAGCGAGACGCCCGGTCCTGCTGCGACCGTCGCGACTCCGGCGCCGACCTGCGTGACATTGATCAGTGTGCCGATCTCGAAGAGCACCGAGGCCTCGGGCGGGATTGTCACGATGACGGCCGAAGAGCCTGTTGTCTCGAGAATTCTTCCCAGATCGACAGCTTCCAGCGTGTGGCTGGTGGCCGTCAACGTCCGGATGCGCACCACACCGGGACGCGGCACCTCGACCCATGCCCCTGCAGTGAAACGCACATGCTGCCCCTCGTCGGCGATCCAGACCTGCCAGCCCTCCTCAGGGGGCAGGTAGACCCATGCGGCCGCCCCGGCTGGCGACTCGTCCCACAGAGCCAGTGCATTGGCATTGGCACCCGCCAAGGCGGGCACAATGGAGATCTGACCCTCGGTGCCGGTCGCTGGCAGGACGGCGGTCCGCGATGTGGCACGCACCTGAACCAGTGCCGAGAGGCGACGCAGGTCTTCGCTGAGACTGGTGCCCCAGTTGCGCTGGCCGGGGTCATAGAAGGCGCGCAGCCCCAGTCCCGGCATGATCCGTTCGGGCATGCTTGGTCTCGCTTGTCGTTGTGAAGGTGGTGGTGATGCTGGCGCTCGCGATAGCGTCGAGCCGAATGGCGTCGATTAGATGCCCCAGAGAAACCCCCAGCCACGATCCCAACCGGCAGCAAAGGGAGCAGTCAACTGGTACCGGCGCGCTTCCTGGTCGGAGAGCCAGGTGTCTCCGACCAACCGGCGCGACCGGACGGCGATGTCGATCTCAGCTGTTCGATCGGGCGCGCCGCTCTCTGGGATGGCCTCGGGCGCCAGCGTCCAGCTTGTGCCGATGCCCGCGTCAGTGACGATGCCGGGCGGCATCAGGGCCAGGCCGGTGTCGGGGTCAATCCAGCGCACCTCGATCGCATAGCCGACGCCCGGCTCCGGCCCGATGGAGCCGCCCGTGTGATCGACGATGACCGGGCTGGTCTGGGTGAGGCGATCGCGATGAGCCCACGTCAGAACCAGATCACCGGCCACCAACACATCGACATCGGGCGTGTAACTGCCGTTGGCTTGCACCCGCCCAGGCGGCAAGGGTCGGATGGCCCGTCTGTTCAGCATCACGCTGTCTTCCGGGGCCAGCGCAAACGCCAGCGTGCCGCGCCCGGTCTCGGGCAGCAATCGCACTGCAAGTGTTTCTCCCGACGCCCAGCTTTCTTCAGTGATCCGCGCGCCTTCGTCAAAGAAGACCACCGGTGTGCCTGCCGCATGGGCGCGCGGCACGGTGTCGAGGCACCCCCGGCCTACGGTGATGGCCGTGGAAGTGATCCCGTCGACGCGCACCAGTTCGCCATCGATGCTGCCCAGCGTGCCAATCCCGACTTCGCCAATGTCGCGCCAGCCGGTGACGGGGAGGACGCGCGCCTCCGGGTGGTCCGAGACGCCCGCCGCGAGTAGCGCCGTCGGCGCAAAGGCGACCACGCCCTCCTGCGCAGGGCCGGTGCCGGGATCAATCCAGAGTTCTGCCACCAGCGCGTCGGCACTGGGACGTTCGCCAGTGGCGACCAGCACGCCCGCATCAGGATCCTCTGACAGGATACGGTCGGCCTCGCTGTGGCTCAACTCGCGGACCAGCAGCCAATACGGCGCTTCAGCCGCTATGCGGCGGGTCAACGCGCGTGGGGGTGCGGCAACGCCTTTCCCGGTCGGCATGCGCCCGCCTGCAATGGCGGTGGCCCCCAGCGCAAAGACATCCTCGGCCAACTTCAGCCGGATGCCATTGTCGCGGCCATCGCCCTGACCGATTTCGGAGATGCGCATCACCACATCGGCCAGCCCGAGATGCGGCGCGCGCAGCCGGATCACATCGCCGGGCCCGAGGTCCGCGCCTTTCCGGTTCACCACGATCTCACCCGACAGCAGCGGCACCGAAAGAGCCCGCAGGTCACGTTCGGCCACGCGGATCGCCAGCCCCTGATAGCGGATGCCAGGATAATCGAGTGTGGTCGCAATCACCTCACCCATAGCCTGTACCCGGGCCGTGTCAGTAACGCTGACCGCACCCGTATCGTCCGTCCAGGCGTCAGTGAAGCGCACGGTGACGCTGTTTACGAGGTCTGAGGGCGCGCGCCGCCCCAGCCGACCCCAGTCCACGACATTGGTGTCGTCGAAGAGTGGCAGGTTTGCTGCCACATAATCCGCCCGGATGAGCTTCAACTCCCAGAGCCCGGTGCGCCGGTCGATGAACAGCGTGGCGTCAATGTGGTCGAGAACGCTGCCGATGAAGTCCTCGATCGAGCTGTCCTGCTGCCAGATCAATGAGAGGCCGAAGCCCTCGGTGTAAAGCGTGTCCGCCGCGCCGGTAAAACTGGCCCCGATCTCGACCGATGCATAGCCCAGACCCCAGTCGCGGTTGGTGAGGCACTCGCGGATGATATGCGCGGGGTTCATATCGGGCCCGTTGCCGAAGGCCCCGCGCAGGGAAGACACAAGCGCTTGGGGGTTCCCGGGCGGGATGACCGGCACGCCGTCGACAGGCGTGTTGTCAATGCGCGCGGTGAAGGTCGTATTGGCCAGCGCGATGTTGAAGCCGAAAATGTCGGCCGGCGGCAGGGTGGCGATGGTGGCGACTGCTGCATCAACCGAAGAGACTGGCGACGGCTCACCATCGGTTACGAAGATGACGATCCTGCGCTTGGACCCGCCGCCGGCAAAAAAGGTCGCCGCTTGCGAGAAGGCTGCGTTAAAGCTGGTGCCGCCTGAGGTGCTGTTCGACAGCGCCAGCATCCAGGCCTCGAGCGCCATGTAATCCTCGGGTTCCATGTCGCGTCGCTCAATCGCGCCTGCGACGCCCGCGTTCCACAGCACTATCGCCATATCATTTGGCCGGTCAGGATCGACACCCGCCCCGATCTCGCGGATCAGCGCTGCGACGCCCGCCTTTTGCGCCGCCATGCGCGTGCCCGACATCGAACCCGAGACATCAAGTGCTACGTAGATCGCCGCATCCGAGATATTGGCCTCGGGCACGATGGGGGCCTTGTCCGGATACCATTGCACTGAACCCGCTTCGCCGGTCAGCACCCGGGTCACGCGCACGGCCCAAGGTTTCAGATAAGGGTTGATGCCGAGATACACCTGCCGCAGCACCAGGCTGCAAAGCCCGCGATATGCGGGCACATCCCCGTTTATGCGCGCTGCCAGATAGTCGTTCTGTCCCTGGCCCGGCCCGCCCACCAGCACATCGACATTACCGACGATCCCACCCTCGCGGCTCTCACCGCCAAAGAGGTCTGGCTTGTCGATCCGGATACGCCCACCACCCGCACCGGCATTGCTGGCGGCAGTCGTTGCCTCGAACACCTCAACCGACTGCGCCGGGAAGCTCAGTCCTTCGGGGAGGACGGACCAGGAGGTGACATTGCTGGCGGCATTGAAGGCAACGCCGCGCAGCGTGACCGTCTGGCTCGCGCCATTCGCCAGCAGCAAGCGGTAGTCCCTCCCGATCCGCACCCCGGCACGCGTCCCCGGAAAGGTGATCGTGGCACCGGTGTCGCCTGCGAGGGCTGCGGTGGCGACCATGCCCGCAACCGTGCCGATGCGCACTTCGACTGCCGCGCCACCGCCCGAGACACTGCTGCCTGTGGTGACTGACCAGGCAGTGCGGCGGTCGACAAGGATCTCCCGGATCGCATCGATCGGCCCGTGGCAAAGCGCCATATGCATTCCGAGCGAATAGCGAAAACCGACCGTCTGCGCCTTGCTACGCCCGCCCATCGCTGGCCTCCATCGTTGCGGCGCGCGTTTTGGCGACCTGAATTACTGGTTCCACCAGCGCGTCATTGGTGGCGCGCAAGCGATCAGCGTCTATCCCGTGGGTCAGAAAATCCTGCCAGTCCAACCCATGACGGCGGAACCATGGCCGCACACCGGCGAGGCAATAGCGAGCATCGCGAAGGTCATGGATTGTCACGCGCGTCACTTCTTGCCGCCTTTCTTCTTGATCGGGTCCACTTTCAGATCCCCCGCCCAGACCACGTTGGGTCCGGTGATCAGCACGGTGCCAAAGATGACCGGGATTGGGCGGCCTTCCTCGGCCGTGGGCAGGCTGAAATCATCAAGCCCCGCAGCGAGAGGCTTTTCAACCTTAGGGCGCGGGCTCAGTGCATAGGATATCGCCGAGAGCACCAACCCGAGAACGAGCTGCGCGATGAAGTTCCAGACCATGATGAATTCTCAGACGATGGAGCCGCCGCCGAAGGGGTTGCGGCCGGGGATTTCCGGAAAGCCCCCGAAATTAGCGAGGTTGCCGAACTTCGCCGCACAGGTGCTGGCGCGCAGATCGCAACCCGGGGCGATGTCGGCGAGGACAGGGAGTGGATCGCCCGTATCCGGGTCGAATTCCGGCATGGTGAGCGCTGCGGCGAGTTCCGGCATCGGGCGCGAAAGCGTTATGGTCCCGGCTGAGTGGCCCGTGATGAAGCCCAATTGCAGCCCAAACCGCAGCACCCCGCCGCGATACCAGCCGTTCGGTGCGCTGGCAGCTTCGGGGATTGTCACCGTCGATCCGCCATTTGCAGCGGTTGTCACTGTGCCTGTCAGCCAGGAAAGCGCGATGTCGAGTCCGCAACCCCGCCCATAGAGGGCATGACGGCAGAGCCGCTGGTATTTTGCCCGCACGCCCGCGCGGCGCAGCGTGCTGAAGATCGACTCGGCTTGCAGCAGAATACGCTGCCCTTCAACTTCTGCACCCACCACGCGACCTTTCCAATGCGCCACCGTCTCGCCCAGCACCTGCTCGTGGCCGCGAAAGATGGTCAGCGTGACAGACGTATTGCCTAATGGGGCAAGGAAGCGCCGTACAAAAAAATGAGACAAGGGCCAGGTCAGTCCTAACCGCCCGCGCTCGATCTCGCTTGTCTGCACCACATCGCCATGCGCCACGGCGGCGGGTTCCCAAGTGATCGCATCTCCGCCACTTCCCACGCTGGTCCATGCCGTTGCGCGACTGGTGAAACGCCAGACCTGATCGCCTTCCACGAATTGGTAGAGGAAGTAGGGGCGGCCCTCGGCGGCAGAGGCTTCGATACTGGCGTAGGTCATGCGGGCACCTCGATGACAGGCAGTGTCACTTCGCTTGAAACTGCCCCGTGTTGGATCTCCACGCGGTCGGCTTCCGAGCGCATCGCGGTCAGGAAATGCACCTTGGTCGTCAGTGGGACCGGCTCGCCGAGGTTTGAGGACAGTGTTAGTCGATGATCGGCACCCTCGACGATGGCGGCAGTGATCGAGCGGAACCGCAGTGCACCGGGCATCTCCAGCATGATCGGGCGGCCCACATAGGCCGCAAGCGACGCGACCGGTGCCACGCGCATCAGTACCGAGCCCGAGGTCATGGCCGTGCGTAGCTGCAACTCGTGCCCCCAAGTTGGCAGCCAGAAGCTCGCCTGCCGCCCGCGGAGCGACCAGAGCCAGCGGCGCAGGGCGTGACGCACGCTCAGACCTTGCGCCTTCAGCGTGATCGTTTCACTGCGTTCAAACACGTCGCGCATCGGCTCCACCACAACGGGTCCGAAGCCGTTGTCGACATATTCGACAGCGCGGCGCAGGCTGGCGCTGAGAGGGCGGCGCACAAGGCTCGCGTCGGTTTGCACCGAACGGCCGAGGTAGGTCAGTAGAACTGGCGCGGTGATGTCGGGTGCATCCCGAAGCATGAAGCTGGCCGTAACCGTGCCATCGCCCTGCCTGCGGCGCACGATCTCGACCGCTGAGGTCAGCACGCCCGCCCGGATCGGCGCGACCGTGATCCGCCGCGCCGCCACCAACATGTCTGGCAGCTGCAGCACCAGCGGGTCAGCCAGGATCAGCCGGTCGGCCTGAACGGTGGCGATGGCCACGATGGCCGCCGCCCCACCATCGACAGCAATTGCCGCAAAATCGCCACCACGGAAATCCGACAGACCCGTGTCGAGCAGGATCTCACTCGCACCCTGCACTAGGTCTGACCCTGGCTGCGGTGCAAGATGCCAGAGCGGTAAAAGCCAGTCGCTCGCAAATCCTGCCCGCGCCAGCTCCGCAGCACGGGCCATGCCAAGCGCATCCAGACGATGGCGGAAGGTCGCGATCTCGCGCGGGCGGGGCCGGAGTGCGATGCGCTGTTCACCCAGCTTCGCCTGCAGCACATCAGTGCGCCATTCCAGCACCTCGCTGATCTCCTGCGCCGCCGGGAAGGACCAGAGAGGCAGCATGCCTACAGCATCAGGCATTCAATGCACTCCGATTGCGCCGGATGACATTCAGGATGGCCCGCTCGCCGGAGGCCGTGGCGAGGTAGTCGCCGACCACGGACGGGTCGAGGACGTTGATGATGCGGGTCGACATGTCCTGCGCGGGTTGCGTCGCTCCGGCGCCGTTCATCTCCACCCCCAGCCGCCCGTCGCGTCCGCGGCGCAGCGGCAGGATCGCCTCGGGCCCGGCCTCACCCATCAGTCCAATCCCGCGTGAAAACGGAAACACCGTCGGCCGGTTCACCACGCCCCCGCGGGCAAAGGCCGTCAGTTCCTGCCCCCCGGCGAAAACGCCACCGCGCGCAAAGCTGAAGAGGCTGGCGAAGAAACCGCCACCGCCACCCATGCCGGAAAAGGCGTTGATCAGCGCGTTCTCAATCGGTTTGAATGCCGCCTCGATCAGCCGGTTCGCAAGATTCTGGGCGATGGTTGAGACGGCGCTGGCGAAGGTCTGCCAAGTGAACTCGCCAGATTTCAACGCCTCCTTAATCGGCCCTGTAATGTCCTGCGCCAGGCCTTGGGCGATCTCGCGCGAGCGTTCCTGCGCGGCACGAACTGCCTCAGTTGTAGCCTCCCAGGCATTGCGGGCGGTGTCCGCTGCTTCGCGCAGGGCCTGACCAGCACCGCGACCGGCACCACCCGCGCGCCCTGCGGTCTCGCTGGTAGCATCCAGCGCATCCTCCAGCCCTTCGGCGGCGGTGCGCGCGCCAGTGAGCGCGGCCTCCGAGTCCATTCCTGACGCAGTGACGGCTTCGCGCAGGGCGGCGACGGTTTCGAGCGGGGCTGTTGCCGCCTCGACCACACCCGTCATCGTCGCGCGCAGAGCCTCTGCCTGAACGCGCGCTTCCTCAGCATAAGCACCGAGCCCGATGTCTGGCATTGTGATTGGCTCGGTATTGAACGCCGCCTGAAACACTGCCCGGGCCTCCGTCCCTGCATCAGCCACTGATCCTGCAAAGGGATTGTCGATCCGACCCAGTTCCAGATTGCCGATCAGCGAGATGCGCCGCTCGATGCCCAGCGCCTCGAGGCCCGCATTAATCCCGTCCAGAAATCCGTTGATGCGCTGGCCAACACCATTCAGCATCGCCTCGACGCCGGAGATTAGCGCATTTGCTGCCTGAAACGCGAAGTCGCCAATCGCACCGGGTAGTGCGCCCCAGAGCACCTTGATCGCCTCAAGTGCTCCTTGAAAGGTATTGATCGCCGCGTTGCCAAAACTGACCACCGCTTCCAGTGAGGCCTGCAGTGCTTCGGCGATTGCTGCCTTTATCTCAGCCCAGCTGGCCATGATCGCGAGCCCCATGGCGACAGCACCCAACTGCACGCGCTCCCACACCTCGCGGGCGAGATCGCCCAGAAGCGAGAGCGCGTTGCCAAACCCGCCCGCACCGCGCACGAGCCGTCCAAACCAATGGATCAGTTCTCCTGCCGCCACGACAAGGCCGATGAGTGGCAGACGCAGCAGCGCGCCGCGCAGGATCACCAGTGCCATGGCAAGACCGCGCACTGAAACCGCCGCCGCGATCTTGGCCACAACGAAGCGTCCCGCCATCAAGGTAGCAATTCCTGTGGCATAGGCTGTCAGCCGTCCAAGGTTCTCGAAAACTGTCCGAATGGCGATCCCGAGCGGTCCGGTAGTGCGTGCCACCGCGGCCATCGCATTGGCCACGGCCTCCAGCGCAGGTGCTGCGGCGACTGCGAGCTGGTTCGAGAGCCCACGCCAGATCAGCCCCAGCCGCGAGATCGCATCATTTGTGCGCTCGATCTGAGCAGCGTCCTGATCAGACACCACCACCCCGAAATCGCGCACATCCTGCGTGGCTTGCCGCAGTGTCGCGGTGTCGATGCGCGTGAACACCAGCCCCGCACGATCCCCGAAGAGCTGCGAGGCTACCGCAGCGCGTTCGGCTTCTGGCACGAATTCCGCAAGCCGGTCCTGTATCAGCGCAATACGCTGGTCCAGCGGCAGTGCCTGCAACTCGGCTGCTGACAATCGCAAACGGTCGAGCGCGTCCGCAGCAGGGCCCGTGCCAGCAGCGGCCTGGCTCAGCCGTCGCGTCAACTGCATGGCGGCCTGTTCGACCTGACCCATCGACACGCCCGCCAGATCGCCTGCACGTTCCAGCACTTGAATGCTTTCAACAGTCGTGTCCAGCGAGGCGGCCAGCTTTGCCTGGGCATCCACCGTCTGCAGACCGGAGCGGATCATCGCTGTGGCCGCCGCCGCAATCGCTGCAGCTGCCGCGGCCATCGCCACCCGCGCACGCCGCGCAAAGGCGGCCAGCCGGGTATTGGCACCTTCCATTTCACGCGACAGACGGCCAAAGCCCCGGGCCCCGGCCTCGCCCACACCTTCCAGCTCGGCCTTTACCTGCCGCCCGCCAGTGGCGGACAGGCGCACGCTGACACGCTTTTCAGTCATCTTGTCCTGCCATCTGCTCGTTGGGCTGCCGCACCATCACCGCCTCAATGACGGGAAGGAATTCGACCGCTGCGCGCGGGTTGATCCCCAGCGCCTCGGCCATGGCCATGGCCGCGCTCATGTCCCAGCCCAACACAACGCCGGGCACCGCCCGGATCTGGCCGCCAAGGCGTCCGGCGAGATCCCAGACTTCCCAACCTTCCAGCGTGCGCGGTGCATGAATTACTTGCGGGCAGTCTTTGCAGTTTTGCGTGCACGCGGCGCAGTAGCCTTCGCCCCCGCCGTAGACCCAGTCGGCGAGGGCGCGAAGGCGTTTTTTTCTTGTTCCAGCTCCAGACCCTTGGCGACATAGCCCATTTGGAACCGCTCAAAGATCGGCCACATGTCCAGAAGGGCCGCGATGCCTTCGGGCGTTACTGGTGTCGGATTGCCCTCAGCATCGCCCACACCCTCCCAATCGAGAATGGCGCGGTCGGCCAACACCTTGCCGAAGATCACCGCGATCTCGTCGTCGCTGGTCCCTTCCGGCAGACCCCGCACGGCGGGGTCGCTGCGGGCGGCGACCATCAGCGCGGTGGTCAGCGGTTCGACATTGACGCGGACACCAAGGCCAAGATCGAGCCAGTACGGCTCACGGGCGAGGTTCAGGCGCAGCATGGTTAATATTCCTCAATGCTGTTGATCAGCGTGACGGTGCACATCCGCCCGAGAATGGCATCGCGCGCGGCCTGCCAGTCGAAGGTGGCTTGCACGCCCTGGGGCCCCGCGATCTCAACGCGCGGCCGGGGCAGATAGACGGCGTGGGCGGTGAGTGTCAGAGATTCACCTGAGGGCAAAACATAAGCGAAGGTCATCTCGCAGGGATCGCCATTGATCGCCTGGTTCACCAGCACCTGGTCAGCAAAGCGCACCTCGATCCGGTCGGTCAGCGCAGCGATCGAAGGATCGGCGCCATCAATGCGTCCATCCGAGCGGATAGTCTCCACGCGGTCGAGGTTGTTGGCATAGGTGATCTCGGCCGAGACAATATTGCCAAGGGGCTGGCCGTTGCGGGTGATTGCCCCGTTAAAATGGCCGTAGCGCTGGAGGGCGAGATCGGCGAGCGTGCCGGCCGTGGATGCGGCACCAATGGCCTCGCCCTGCGCCACCAAGCTCGCTGTCGCGGTCAGCAGCCCCGAGCGCCGCATCTGCCAGCTCAGCGTATCAAGCACGCAGCCCGAATACATGGCATATCGCGGCACCTCGGGCATGCCGGTCTCGATGGACATCGAGGGCAACACCCAACCGCCCGAGCGGAACTCATGGGTATAGGGCGCGGCAGTGCCGGTTGTCGTGGGTTGGCCGAAGGCCGCCTTGAGCCAGAAGCCGAAGCCCTGTGCATCAATCGGCACGATGACATTGCCGTCAGCCGTCACCGCATCCTTGATCGGTGCCAGTGGATCGCGGCCATAGCCCAAGAGTTCGCTGTTCAGCAGCGGCTGCTCTGCACCCAGCGTGGCGCTAGCAAAAGGCATCCGCGTGAAGCCGCTCGCAGGCGGCGTTCCATAGGTCGTCTCGAACGCAAGCGCCATCTGCGCCCGCGCTCCTTGAGCTCGTGCCATGTCTCAACTCCTCAGATTGTCAGATGGGTCAGCCGAGTGGATCGGCTGTGGAATAGTGCAAGATCAATGGTATGACTGCGGCCTTGAAAGTCGCTGCGCCCTCGACCGGCAGATCGATCGAGCGCGGGGCCTCAGGCTCGATCCAGTCGCAGCGCCCGCCCAGCGTGCGGTCAGCGGCGATCACCGCGCCAATGCTAACGCAGAGCGCGTCGAAGGTGGTATTGCGACCCTCACCTTGGACTACTGCCTCGATCTCGATCTCGGCCCGGTGCTGGTAGTGGTAGCGCAGCGGAGAAAGCGTCACGCCGGGCTCTCCTGGCTCGCCATCGCGCAGGATCATCAGGCCAGCGGGGGCACGCGCTCGGGCAAAACCTCGCCACGCAGGACTGGCACATGCGGCACTGTGCGCAATAGGTCTGTCAGGGCAGTGAGGATGGTTTCGCGAGGGGTCATCCGATCTTTCCTTCTACCCAATGCGCAACAATCGACGCGGGGAGCTCCGTCTGCGCCCGCTCGGCGTCCCGTGCGAGATCCAGCCGCTTGGACAGTTTCACCTGCGGCACCAGCAGGAAGATCGGGACTGTGGTTGCACCTCGCCCTGTTTTGGACCGTGATGCCACGGCACGTCCGCGCGTGTTCAGACGCCCCTCAGCCACAAGCAGGCTCGGTCCCGTTCGTCGGTAGACGAACCGCAAGCGCAACCCTGACCGCCGCTCCCATTCGCTGGTGGTAATACGGCCGCCGCGCGCGGATTTGCCAGCCGCCGCTGTGGGGATGGCCAGCCAAAAGCCCGTCTTTGAGCGGGTCAGTGGACCAGTGTCATGGGCACCGATGATCACTGGCGCTTTTGACCAGATCACGGCGGCCGCGTTCAAGCTGGGTCTGCCTTTCGGGAATTGTTCTGAGCGAATGGTATTGGCAAGCCGCTGACCCAGCCCAGCACCTGTGATTTGCGCGCGCCAGGAAGTTTTGACACTGTTGCCCGCCTCGCTCACAGCCTTGCTGACCGCCTGTTCGCCTGCCTTGATTTCAGCGGCCATCATGGCAACCAGGTCAGGCGTGATGTCGAGTTTCAATTTCATGCCGGGCGCAGATCCACTGTCCAGACAAGCCGCTCACGATCGCGCACCGGCTCACCCTGAATGTTGAAGGCGTCCCCATCAATCTCGATCCGGTTGCCGGGGCGCGGGTTGGGCACTTCGGCTACGCGCAGATCGATGCGAGTCGTTTCCGACCAGAGCTGTGCGTCGCCGAAGCTGGTGACCTCATCCGCGCGGCGGGTGACCACGCGGACGAGTTGGGGCGCACCACCGTCCGCGATGTAGATCGCGTCACGGGCGATGTTCGCATCCGCAAAGAGATTGTCGATCGCAGCCGCGAAGACAGACATGGTTTTGCGCGTCAGTTTGAGCTGTGTAAACGGATCGCCATGCGCGGCCGCTTGTTGACGGGCAGGATCGAACTTTCGGTCATCAGATCGATCCAGCGGCCTTTCTCGTCCAGATGTTGGCGCGCATAGAGAGGAAGTCCGACCGTGTTGGCTGCCTCAAGAAGATTGGCGGGTCCGCCATAGGTGCTGAAGGTGTCAAATGTGCCCAGCGGGAAGGCGATACCGTCGCCAGCCGGGATCAGCCGTTCCGAGACGCCGTTGGAAAGCGTGACAGAGGCGTTGTATTCCTCAAACAGAACGCCCGCGAAGGGGAAGGCGCGACGCATGTCCTCGCGAAGGGGCTGGCCACCGGTTGCTGAGAAGAACTTGTAGGCCTCCTCGGTCTTGGGATGGCTGATTAGCTTGTCGAAGAACTCGGAGCTGACCAACGCATGGGCCGTTGTCATGGTCTCGCCCAGCAGATTGTCCTCGATCGCGCGCAGTACGGTGCGGACCTTGCCCTGCACATTGGTGCCGGCCGTGCCGAAGACGAAGTCGACTGAGATCTGCTCCAGCCCGAATTCGGTGAAGTAGTTGTAGAGTGTGGTGCCAGCGCCGTCTTTCACGATGCCGCGCAGCGCGTTCATCTCCATGTATTCGCGGGTCTGCGCGTGCTTGCGCCGCATCAGCGTGAGCTTTTCCGTCATCACCTCTGCCAGGCGATCAGGGGCGTCCGAGCTAGCCAGCAGAGGCATGCCTTGAATGTCTGATGGCAGGATCACATCGTCATGCGGGATCCAGGGCAGGGCAAAACTGCGCATGGAGCGGGCCTCGCGGTTGCCCACCGTGGCGGGCGCGCCCAGCGGGACCGAAGGCAAAAGGCTCAGAACCCCCTCGCGCTGCTCGATGATGACAGCGCGCTGCGTGACACCTTGGAACCGAAAGAGGCCAATCTGGCCAAGGCGGGTGTAAAGGTTGGGCAGAATGTTGATGGCTTGCGTCATCTCGGCGAGCGAATAACCGCCCGCGTCAAATGGGTTGCGGATGATGGTCATGGGGAACTCCGGGGAAAAAGGGGCGAGAAGGAAGGTCTTTAGGGAAGGGCAATGCGGTGTGTGCGGCCCGATCAGGCCGTGTCGCGCGGGATGATGCCGAGGCTCGCCAGCTGAGCGTGTTTAGTGGCGGTCTTGGGGGCATCATCGACGGTGACGTCGAAGGCGAGGGCCGCTTTCGAGACGATCGAGGGGCCGCGCGCGATCACCACGCCGATGGCGTCGGTGGCACTGGCATCCACCGCGTAGAGCAGTACGGCGGCCGCTGTCTGCGCGCCGTCAGAGCCGCCTGAGGTGGCCAGCTTGTATTTGCCGCTGGCGGTGATGCGGCCAAGCACGGCGCCGACCGGGTAGTCGGTCCCGGTGAGCAGGGTGACGCTTTCGCGGGTGAAGTTGGGGTTGACCTCATATTTGAGGACATCGCCCGTGGTGGCGGGTTTTCTGAGGACAGTCATCGGGGGGATCCTTTTGAGATGGCTTGCAAAAGAAATCCCCCGCCGGGGAGGAGCGGCGGGGGATCAGGTGGGCTGTGCAGATCTGAGCGTTGCGCTTCAGTACCTACTGCCAGCCGTGGCAGCTTTCTTTGCGGCAGCCACAATCGGGCTCTCTGCGCTTTTGGGGATGATTGGCGATGGTGGTGCCGCGACAATATCGCGGGCATCGGCTGCGGCGCTGGCGCGCTCCAGAACCAGGCGCCGCAAGGCCTCGGGGGCGGTGCCTTCGCGCAAGGCTTTCGCCGCGTCGATCGCGATACCAAGACGCCCCGCCTGCGCTACGATGTCCGTGATTTCCGCCGCTGCCTCGCGCAGCTGCGCCGACAGTTCCGCCAGATTGCTGGGTTGAACTGCAACTGGAACGGCAGCTGGTGCCGATGCTGCGGGCAGTTGAGATGCCGCGGGGGTCGGGGTTGGAGCAGCAGGCGGAGCATCGGCGGCATCTGTTTTGCTATCCGCAGTGTCCAAAACGTCTGGACCTGTGTCCTGCGGGGTCTCTACGGGTTTGTTCTTGGTGGCCATGATTGCCTCCTGTCTGGGTTGAGGAAGGGATGCGCGCTGAATACGCGCAGGTGGGAGTATTAAAGTTGCGGCGAGCATCTGCCGGAAACTGGCAAAGCCGCGGGCCAGATCGGTGACCTCGTCGGCGAGACCTGCGGTGACGGCATCCGTGCCGCGATAGGTCGCAGCTTCGGTCGTCATGGCGGCCTCCTGGCTCAGCCGACTGGCGCGACCAGCGGCGACGGTTTCGGCGAACAAAAACCGCAGCACGTCGATCTCGCGCTGGATGTCGGCGCGCACGCCCTCGGGCAGTGACTCATAAGGATTGCCATCGACCTTGTGATTGCCGGAGTGAATTAGGGTGACTGTTACCCCATCCTGATCAAGCTGACCGCTCATATCAGCATGCATCACGACCACGCCGATGCTGCCCAGCGCGCCGGTGCGCGGCAGCAGGATGCGATCGGCCTGAGAGGCGAGCGCGTATCCAGCCGAGAAAGCGTGTTCTGCTACAAAAGCCCAGACCGGCTTGCTGCCGCGGATGGCACGAATACGATCTGCGAGATCAAAAACCCCAGCGACCTCGCCGCCAAAACTGTCGATTTCCAACGCGAGGCCGCGCACTGCTGGGTCGCTCGCCGCCGCCTCGATCTGCGCGGCGATCCCCTCATAGCTGGTCTGGCCCGAGGATTGGCCGATCCATCCGCCGCGATGGATCAGCACGCCGGAGATCTCGATCACGGCGATGCCGTCCAAGACCGGATAGGGTGCGTCGCCATGTTGCTGCAGGTGCTCGGCGAGGTTTCCGGCGAGAATGCTGGCGCGGGCGGGTGTGGCGGCGGTGCCGGGCGCATCGTTCAGAACACTGCCCAACAGTTCAACCTGCCGGCCAAGGATGCGCGGCCCGAGGCCGGACAGAAAAGCCATAGCTTTGGAGGGTTCAACCAGCAGCGGCGTGTTGAATGCGCGCGCGGCGATGCGGGCATGGAGCATCAGGACTGGTCCTCGTCTGTGCGCGGGCTGTCTTCCGCGTCATCGGTTGTTTCGCTGTCGTCGTTGCTTTGCGGCACTGCTTGCACGCTCTGTGCAGGCGAACCCGGCCTCCTGAAATCGAGGCCCAGCAATCGCTCACGTTCCCGCTCTGCGGCAATCTCACGATCAACCTGTTCGGCGTCATAGCCGCGTTCGGCGATGGCTTGGGTGCGGGATTTGAGGCCCGCCTCAATCTGGGCAATCTCGGCATTGGCGTCTTTGAGCGGATCGACCCAGTCCCATTTGGTTGGTAGCCAGTCAGCGGTCAAAAACCGGGACCGGTTATCTTCATAGCCTGGCAAGGTAAGCGCACCGGACAGGATTGCCGCATCCATCCAGTGTGCATAGACGGGGCGGCAGAGCTGATAGACCATGACGGAATGCTGCCAGGCGGACACTCGGCGGCGAAACTCGATGAGTGCCAAGCGGGAGTTTGAGAAGTTTCCCTTCACCATGTCATTGGCGATGTAGGGGTAGGGGATTCCCAGCGCTGCCGAGATCTGCAGCAGGGTCCGGTACTGGAACGGCTCATAGGTTGCGCCGCTGTCAGCGGGTTGGCCCACAGTCACATCCTCACCGGGATCTAGCCGGACAATCTGGCCGGGGCTGATCTCGACACCGGCTGGAGCATCTTCATCCTCGGCCGGTGCCAGCGGATTCTCCGGCGCAGGCGAAGTGACAAACATCGCGTACATCGCTGCGACTTTTTTGCGGTCGAGCTCGGCGTCGTCATATTGATCGAGCAGGAACAGCTTCACGATGGCTGGCGCCAGTTTTGACACACCGCGCAGCTGCCCGCCCTCGACGGGATCAATGATATGGATGACCTCCGAGGCTGGCACACGAACAATCTCCCCTGCCAGTCCCGGATCAGTGCTGTCACCGGGATGGCGACGGAAGAAGTGATAGGCGGTGCGGCGTCCAATCCGGTCAAACTCAATGCCCTGCCGGATGGCATTGCCGTTGGCAGCGATCCCCGTCTGTTCCAGCGGCAACATCTCAGCGGGCAGCATCTGCAACTGTAGCGGCACGCTCAGCCGATCGCCCGCGCGGCGCATCCGGATCCGGAAGAACACCTCGCCCGCCATGAACACTTCGCGGGCAGCGCGACGCTGTAGCCCGTAAAAATCAGTCAAACCCTCAGCATCCGCCTCGTCGGTCCACGCGAGCCAGAGACGCTGTAGCTCTTCCTTGCGGGAGGGATCCGCGATATTCGAGATCGGCTTGATGCCATCGCCCACGATGTTGGCCGCCCAGCTTTCAACCGCATTCACGGCATAGCCGTTGTTGCGCACCAGCCAGCGGGCACGGGCCGTAATATCCGGACCTGACGCCGCGATGAGCGCATTCACATGCGCGCGCGTCGCCTGAAACCCGCGCAGCCGCCGGTGGTGCTGGCCTGCATCAAACCCACCTATGAAAGCACCGAGACGCTGTCGCCAGTTCATCACAGATCCTTCACGGCGTTGGGGCGAAGGATACGCCCAGCGCCGCGCTCCAGCTTGGCCACGCGCCGCTCAATATCGCTGATCGCCGCGGCAAGCTCCGCATCCGTGCCGTAATTCACCGTCTTGCCGTCATAGCTGACCGAGCGCGTGCCGCTGTAGCGGGCGGCCAGCAGCGCGCTGTGGCGGGATTTCAACTCGTCGAGTGTCATCGTGGGTCTGGTCACTCCATGTATCGAGGCGTGCTGATCTTCCAGCCGCGCCGCCTTGGTGCTGTCACTTGCCCGGCTTGCGGGCTGTTTGGTTTCTCGGGTTCGCTGTTCGGTGCGACAGCCACGGTCTCGACCCCGGCCTGTTTCTCGAGCTGCCGCCACATGCGCTCATCAAAGCGGTCGGCGCCGAGGATCCAGGCCGCGGCGCGTGCATAGACACGGGTATCCAGGGCCTCGTTGCGCTCGCGCATCTTTTGCCATTCCTGACGCGCGTAGCCCCGCTTGTTGCGGATCGTCACCAGCTGTTCACCCACCAGCTGTTTCAACCACTCGCTGTCCGCCCAATCAGGCAGGTGAATGGTCCCGGCAGGCGGTGCCACGCCCAGCGCGCGATCTTCATCCGACAGCTTCTCGATCCGAAGATAACGATAAGTCTCGGCCTTGAATGTCGCTGTGGCCACGGTCCAGAGCCGCGCCCCGCGTTTCAGTTTCCGCCCATTCACGGTCGCATCAACGAAGGTTGGGCCCGAGACTGGCGTGGCCCGGTTGAATCCCTCGAGCCCCTTCACAGGCGCCACCTGCGCAATGCCCTGCTTGCGCGCCCAGGCATAGACAGCGGCGGACTCGTAACCCGTATCGATGGCGAGTTTCGCCAGCGTCATGATCGCGCCGTTCTGGTGCGTCCAGGTCTGGCTGAGCAACGCCGTCAGCGTCTCCCAGCAAGCGGGATCGTCCGGCCCGCCCGGGATCACGATGTGATCCACCAGCCAGCTTTCGAGCCCGCGTCCCCAGGCCCAGACATCCACTTCGATCCGGTCCTTCTGCACATCTGCCCCGGCGGTCAGGAACAACCCACCTGCGGGGATCTGCGCAGGGAAGGTGATGCGCCGGTCTGCCAGCCGTTGCCATTCCGGGGCTTCGCCGCTCTCTATCCAGGTTTCGCCCAGCAGCGTGTTGCGCGCGGCGCGCAGCATCTCGTCGGAGCCCTGCGCTGCCAGCCACTCCCGTGCGACCTGTTCCCAGCTTTTCCAGCCGATCGGCGAATAGATCGCTGAGATGTGGAAGCCGATCGCGTTTGGATCGGTACCGACAGCGGTTGCCCGCCATTCGCCCCGCGCCAGCATCTCCGTCTTATGGTGCTCCGCGATGGGTTTCTCACACCCTGCGCAGTGGTAGGCTGCGGTGTCAGGCTGCCCTTTGTCCCAGCGCAGCCGTTCAAACTGCAGCCATTGCATGTGGCCGCAATGCGGGCACGGGACAAAATACCGCCGCTGGTCCGATGCCTCAAACTCACGCTCGATCCGGCTCAGACCCCGGATCGTGGGCGTCGAGACCATGAACACCTTGCGCCTGTGCGCGAAGGTCGTGGTGCGCGCTTCCGCCAGCGTGACCGGATCGCCTTCTTCATCGGCTGAGGCCGGATAGGCATCGACCTCATCGAGAAATACATAGCGCGCGGGCATCGACCGCAAGCCCGTAGCCGAATTCGCCCCGGTCAGCACCAGAATGCCGCCGGGGAATTCCTTGGACAGCATCGAATTGCCCGCATCGCGCGAGCGCGCCGGCTTCACCCGCTCCTTCAGTGCAGCGCTATCTTCAATCAGCGGATCGATCCGGCCGCGCGATGTGCGCTTGGCCATCTCGACCGTCGGCAGTACCGCCAGCATGGGGCCCGGCGCGTGGTGGATGACAAAGCCGATCCAGTTGTTGCCCGCTTCCGTGGCCCCGACCTGCGCGGCCTTCATGAACGAAATCCTCTGCGCCGGGTGTTTCGGCGAAAGAGCATCCATGATGCCGCGCAGATAGGGCGTGCGCGTGGTGCGGTATCGCCCTGGCTCAGCCGAGGCGCGCGAGCTGAGCCAGCGATGCGCATCTGCCCATTCCGACACCGTGAGGTCGGCATCGGGCCGCATTCCGCGCCGCCATGTGCGCAGGATGTCTTGTGCCCCCTCGAAGCTAAGGTCGAGACCCTCGGTCAGGTCTGATGTTGCCCCCTCATCATGCAAGCGAGACCCTGAGGTCCGCCAGGGCGTCGAGCTGCTCTCGGACATGGGTTTCCAGCACCCTTTGCAGGATCGCAGTCTCGATCGTCACGGGTATGCCCGAGGCCTTCTCCATTTCTGCGGATAATTGCGCGGCCATCAGGGCTGCCACGCGGGTGGGCTAGGTGACCCATGTGTCGCGCTCCTGGCGCGCAAGGCGAAACACCAGCGTTTCGGCGCGTGCGCGGTCGACCAACACGCCCTTCTTCTTCTGGATCGACAGCTGGCGCTCCTGCGCCTGGTAGACCGTCAGTGCCCTGCGCGCCTTCAGATATGAGGTGCTGTCGCCGGGACCGGAGACGCTGCCGCCGCCGATCGCTCCGCCATCACCCCCAGCACCCATTCCACCTCGTGAGCGCATTTGCTGATCGGGATCGGTCATCACTCCGCGGCGCGCATCCGAGGCGGCAGCGTTGATCGACCCATCCGAGAACAGCACCAACCGCCCGTTCTTGCGCGCCTTTTGCACGGCCCCGCGCGAGAGGCCGGAATGGGCGGCATAGGCGCGTTCAGACAGTCCTTCCATGGCGCTGTGATTATCCTCAACATATTGTAACTAAATGAGAATAACGATCTTATTCAGTTGATTACACTCCCACATAGAGCGACTCTGGGTGCAGGAAAACGATGCAACTCAGCCCCGGAGACGACGCCATGACCACCAAGACGAAAGCCCCCAGCGAAGCCCTGCTGCTGGAAATCGCAGCGAAGCATTTCCACACCGTCGAGACGCTGGAAACCCGCAACCGCGATCGCCTCGACTTCCACGATGTCGCCGTCTGGTCCATCCGCGCAGCGCTCGAGGAGGCTTTCGAGGCCGGACGCCGCGCCGCTTAAAACCCCACACGTCCAACAACCTACTCCTGAAAGGACACGCACATGGCCATCGCCACCACTTCCGACACGACACGCATCTTCATCGACCGCAGCCGCTTTATTGAGGCCATGACCGTGCCCGCGCTGCAGGGCCATTTCAACGACATCAGCCTGAATGCTGAGGTCTTCGAGATGGCGGGCCGGGTCGGGATCGACTGCCTGACGATCGAACTGACCGATGTCGTCCCCCTCCTGCAACAGCACGGACTCATCTGA